TACGAGTCATATTCGTGGCGTTATAATGTTCAAGCACACCAAAAATGTTGTCGGCCTGTTCATTGAAGTTGCACCAGAATTCATATTCAAATTCTTCGAACTTCTCCCGATCAGGCTCAGTCAGAAGTACTCGGAAGTCGTCGGCCATTCCTTCCACCAGAATGGCGATGACATTCTTTTCACGCGCCAGTTCGTCCTTGGAGCGATGTAGCAGGCAATATTGATCGGCCTTGATCTTCACCATGGAGCCATCAGACCACCGCACCACGAAGCCCTCTAGGCCTTCCATAGGCTTTACAGCTTCAACTAGCTCCTGCATCGACGCGACGGTGCCGGGATATTGTTTGACGACATCAACATCAAAAGCAAGAGCAATATGATTCATTCTTGAATATTCAAGATAGTTTCCAGATACATTATGACGAATTCCGATCAGCACAAGACGATCTTCGGGGTGAGAAATAACAATTCTATTTTGATTTGAACACCATTCAAAGATGGGCGTCATACTCCATTCTGACATACACCAGTTGGCAAATTCTAGGTATTTTGGATTTTTCTCAACGAAAGCCTCGATCTGTGGCGTAAGAAACGTCACACCGGCCTTCGAACCCCACGTCATCTTCCCATAGGAAATCATCGTCGTCACCATCGATCCGTCCAGCTTCTCCAAGATTACATGCGGCTTGGAGAAATCAAGATTCTCGACTAGCGTTTCAGGACGTTCATTGACGTTAAAAAACTTATGAAGGCGTCGAGCCATAATCCGACCATCTTTATAAAAGATGATCCCACGACATTCCTTTTCGACAGCGTTATGGAAGGTGTCGGGAGTATTGACGATGTAATCGATGACGATGTAATCTTCCTTGTAATTAACGTGGAAGTTATCATTGCCTCGGATGTGGGGCAGCACGTCGTCAATGGTCTCGATAATTGGGAACATGTGATTTCCTTAGAATTTATAGAAACTGGTTCTTCTACCCTATACGGATTATCTTCCAAGTCAAGAGATTTATCATAATTTCCTGAAACAATATCATGTTCCATCTTTTCGATGTACAAATCCAGATCATCCAAGGGACGGAAGCGAGAGGCCCTGAAGGCACATTCTCTTTTAAAATCAGGATTATAGGTGCCGGTTATGCCATGCAACGAGACTCCGAATCCTTTTTTGGGATCATCAACGGGTGGAGTCCATATTTTACGGACTATATATCTTTTACCCTCTTCGGGAAGAGATGTATAAAATTGTGGACTTCCAATATTTTTATCATCGACACAGACCACCGTCTGGGCAACATCATAATCTAACATTTCAAACCCTTAAATAGAATTTCTAATTTGTTGGGCCAAAGCAGGATAGGACTTTGGATGCACCCCATCTCGACCGGGATATACCTGAACGGCCCGATCCCCATAAAGAGCAGCCACATGGCCTACCACCGAGGATGGACGACTATGGGCAGGCTTCACCCATATCGTGATCTGGCAATGGACGTTCCTACGGATGGCCTCCAGATTCTTCTCCAGATTTAAATTCAGAGGATCATTCGAACCGGCCGAGATGACGCAGGCATAATGTGGACCCGACGCCGCAGCCTCATGGATGATGAAGGAACTTGGCTTACCATAAACCGCATGGATTTCTTGACAATGGAGAGACCCACCGAGGCCCTCGCGTGTGGCAATACTATCACCGATGCTGACACAATCAAAATTAATCAATTTTATTCCTTTCAAGAAAATGGCGGGGAGTATGGGCTTCGATCCCATGATCACGCTTCGACAGAGCGTTGCTTTAGGCCAGACTAAGCTAAATCCCCATTGGTTGACGCGATAGGACTTGAACCTATTTGGTCTCAATTATCAGTTGAGTGCCTAACCATTCGGCCACACGTCATCATTAAAATTTGGCAGGAGCGGAGGGATTCGAACCCGTCTCGGCTATTACGCCACGGTTTTGGAGACCGTTCCGACTCTCCAACTTCGGAGCACCCCTAAAGAGTCTATTTACTAAAACAGTAAGGGGCCATAATAGGCCCCTTTTTTTAGAAAGTCAATAGGGTTGAAGCCCTAAGTTCTTTTCTTTTATGGGACGGAACAGGATGAGTACCAATAGCGATGATACGATCCACGTCGTGCTCATAAAATCCCTCGACACGGAAACCCACGGCTTCCAGATGAGCAGCCACAACTTCGATATGATCATATTGTTCCGGCATCTCACAGACCTGAAAATGAATCTTGTGAGCATCGAAGGATTTGTTCATCTTCTGGCCGATCACCATGGCCACATGCGCCGCCTGAACAGCCTGATAAATAGGATCATCGAAACGCTTATCAACGAAGATGTAGGAATAATTACGGCGCTTGTATTTGTCGAAACCATCCTCTCTTCCTGAAAGAATATTCAAAATTCGCAAGAAATTTTTGAATTCCTTGTATGCTTCTTCTGAACCGGAGAAGATCGTATCGACACTTTCTTGATCTTTCATTCCAAGAAGTCCATCACTCAGGGACATAGAAGCAATCCAGAGAGCCTTCTTCAGCCCTTGAAATGGATGGTTTCCATTAACCAACTTATTTTCGTTGGTAACTTCCGTAAATGCCCGACGCGCCTGACTCTGGAAGATTTCTTCCCGGTTAGTCTCGTTTGAAGTTTGAGCGAAGAAGGCCTTCAGGGCGATATGTTGAACGACGTTAACTGCCGTGGCCTTGTTGGCAATTTTTTGCCATGCTTGCGTATATGTTTTCATTTTTATTTCTCCTAATTTTAATTAATGTTAAAGTTTATTGTATTCCACGTATCCGTAGGAGGATCACGTATACTTACCTAGATTTCATACTTCTTCATTCTTATTTTCCTTTCTGGTGCTTGTGGAGGGACTCGAACCCACAACCTAGGGATTTAGAATCCCCCGCTCTGACCAAATTGAGCTACACAAGCATATTTATCAAAATGGTAGCCAGTGAGAATTTTGAAATCTCGACCTGATCCGTGTAAAGGAACTGCTCTACCTCTGAGCTAACCGGCTTCAACTTCTATTTATATATGAAATAATAAATATTGTCAACATAAATGGGAGGGGAAGATGAAATTAGTTGACGTAATATCCCAGATCAAATCTGGCGACATCATCACATGGGCCAACGAGACATCATGGATGGACAAATGGATTTCGTTCTGAACCCGTTCCCCTTACGATCACGTTGCGGTGGCGTATTGGACCAATAATACCCTCATGTTTGCACAGGCGGGAGCCACAGGCTGCGTCTATATGACTCCTGCCCTCACCGGAGCCATCACCGCCCACACAGGAACATGCTACTGGATTCCAAATAATCTCACATGGAATCCCGGTGCCGATTCTGTTTTAAATTCTGCCATCGGCATGAAATATTCTGTTCTGGCCGAAGTCGAAGTCGGGCTTGATATGACGCCCCCAACAAACGACTATATTTGTTCAATTTACGCGGCTAAGATTCTCAATCCTCTTGGACTTTATATTTCACCAAAGGGATGTACACCGAAGGTCGTCGTGGCGGCATGTCTCGCGAAGAATGGTGGAAAGATCACCGAAATAGAGTGAGGGTTCATACAGGCCGATTGTACCCACAACTGAAGCAACTATGAAGGTTCATGTATCTGCCCATTTTACCTACAACTTAGACTTTGGTCCCGACTTCTGGTTACGATCCAGACTCTCCTGATTTTCAGTCAGGCGCTTTCACCAGATTAGCTTAGTCGGAATGAATTTCGTATCCTATTTATCTTATACACCAAATTTTCGAACCTGTATACCCGTCGCCGCAAAAATTTCTTTCGCAATGATAAAATCCTCGGCATATCGCGGATTGTCGGTGATGTCATCAATAATCACTTCCCTGATCCCGGCCTGAGCGATGCTGCCAGCACATCGGGAACATGGATGGAATGGTGTCACGTAGATCGAGGCACCCTCACAGGCGATGCCATACTTCGCCGCGATGACGATGGCATTCTCTTCCCCATGGATCGTCCATGAGTATTTAAGAGGCCTCTGGTGCCTCTCTGACACGTCATCATCCACGCCGGAAGGAAATCCATTGTAGCCCGTCGATATGACCCGCTTGTCCTTTACAATGACAGCGCCGACCTTGCTGGACTGGTCCTTGGATTTCTTCGCCGCATGACGGGCGAATCCGATAAAATATTCATCCCAATTCATTTCTTAAGCGCCTCACTAGCGATAAGTTTAAGAGTTTCTACAGAATTTACCCATTCGATGGCGACAGGCATATGTATCATATATTCTGGATCGAGTTCTGTCGTTCTATGAAGGACTCGCCAAGGATCAATCACGTCTAGGAGACCCTCTTCAAGCTTGGCGATTCGATTTAACATTGCTGTTTTAGTCATCAATTTTTTCCAGTTCATAAAGATGAACGATAATTGGACCCTTTTCTTCGGAAGTCCAGTCTACAATTGCCCAATTAACATTTTCTAGACGACGAAGATACCCCTCTTGGATTCTTCCTCTCAGTCGCACCTTATCATCAAGGACGGGATTGACGTTCTTCTTTTTCTTCATTGACTTTCTTTAAAATGGTGGGTCACCTAGGTAATGCTCCTAGCCACGCGCAAAGGCTTCTGTTTTACAGACAGATCAGTGTCTTTAACTGAGTAGTAACCCATTTGATCTATTTATTTTTTATCACCAAAAAAGTGAAGGTTCCTTACACACGAAGTACACCTACAACCCAAGAAATGGTGGAGCGGGAGAGAATCGAACTCTCAAGTATGCCTTGCAAAGGCATCAGTTTCCCGTTAGCTTACCGCCCCGTTCTATTTATTGAAACTTGGAAGTGTCCAGATTATGAAGCTTTCCAAAAGCAATCAGACGATCAACTTTCAGACCATTTTCATTCCAACTATTTCTGTCATCATGAAAAAGCTGAAAACTCCTAAGAAACTTGGCGTATCGGTTGATATACCAAGGAAGTTTAAAACAATTTCTAACCAAGCCATCAACAGTAAGCATTTCAAATTTTGTTCTATAAATCTCGTCGGGAATTAGACAGCCGACAGCACACATGGTTCCATTATTACCACGGTATCGACAAACCATTTCTACATTATCGTATGATCGAACTCCCTGCTTGATGAGGAAGGCACCCACGTAGTCAAAAATCGCCTGTTTGCTCTTGAAATTCATCTCATTTACCCCTTACTTTCATCTCTAAATTATCAAGGTATTTCGCCAACAAGATTGACAGACTTCTGTCTACCACACACCAGTCGATAAAGATAGCCATCTGTTCGAATAAATTTCGAAGTAAGTATGGAATTAATATGACCAATCCTATGGTGACGACACAAAATATATACCAATAATACAAAAACCAACGTTTCATTTTTCATCCTTTAAAAACGGCGCTTCCGAACGATTTTCACATTATCTCTGGCACTATGACAGTATTTTAAAAGTTAAACTACAGAATATGTACGGGGTATTGGATTCGAACCAATGTGCTGAAGTTTCCAAAACTTCCGGGAACGACCTGACTTCCCCAACCCCATGTTAATGGTTGCGCCAGAGGGATTTGAACCCTCGATCTTCGGCGTATGAGACCAACGACTTAACCAGACTCGTCCACAGCGCAACAATATTTATTATATTTATTACAGAGTCTTTGCTTCCTGAAAGAAATCATCCATACATTTCTCTAAATTTTTGGAAACCATTTCGAAAATATTCTCAAAGACTTCTTCATGAAGACTTCCTCGTAACGATTGAGAAGGAAATTCACGGTGCTTTCCGTCCCGGCGTTGATGTAGTAACGCTTCTTCATAAGCATGTGAGTGAAATCATTATCTGGAAGAATCAGACAATATCCCTTGCCCTCATTATAATCCACTCCAATCCAGTTTTCAAGCTTCAAAAACTCGTTGATGACAGAAATTCTACCCATCACACGCGTGATGATCATGCTGTTATTGCTCATAACCCAATTCCTTTATGTCATCCCCAAATTCGTTCTTGCCGAGAATCCTATACTTCTTTTTGTATTTTGTCAATGACCATGGATATCTTTCTTTTTCGACATTTCTAAAAACAATCGGCTGATACCAAGGACCGGGAGAATTTTTATATTCCTCATCGGTCAGACGAGGAAAATTTCTGATATAACATGCCTCTAGCATATCACACGATCCACCATGAGTTGTAAATTCGTACGTGGAGCAGCCTAGAATCTTTGCCGCCGACTTCATGCTCTTGGCGATAGCGGCGTGATGCTGGTTTCCGTCATGAGTCCAATAAAATTTTAAGGTCATTTGGAAATCCTTTCATTCAGTTGCAATTCCATAATATCATAAATTATCGGTTCGACCTTTGCCGGATATGGAACAGCATCACGATGTTCAATCCAATACAAATATTCTGTGTTGAATTTATCAATATCATTCATATTTATATTTTGTAAAGACTTCACAATCTGCGCGGCGACATCCCGATCAATAAAGGCAACCTCGCAAGTATATGGCTTCATCTCTGAAAAATAATCACTGACCGTGGCGGTGATGACGTAGATGGTTTTCAATTTAGAACTCCCAATTGCCACAATGCCTCAAGGGACTGAGCGGCAGACTTATGAACGATATAGATTCCACCAGCCCTTTCCCAAAGGTGTTTGTAAACAGTTCTATCATCCACCAGAACGTCACCCGGCAGAAGATATTCAGACTTACGCTTTGCCTGACATGGGATAACAATCTGGGACTTGCCGAAGTGTTTCAGTCCCCAATCGATCTTCTGACTTCGATGAGCCTCCACGGCCTTCGGTACACCTGTCAGGATGATGGGTCGATACTTCTTGACGACATCATACAAATCCATGGCGTCTTCCATCAGTGGCAAGTCGGAAAAGAAGGTTGGATTGGAGTTGATCCGTTTCCAGAATTCATCCGATCCGCGTGTCTTTTCAAAAACCTCCGGGGATAGACCATCCATCAGGGGAATAGCCGCCTTGTCAAAGTCGGCCAGAACCCCATCCATATCCAAGAAAATTCTATTAAAACGATGATCAAACAATTTTTGTCCATTCCACTTTTGAACCTTCCACACTTTGATAGTCGGAGACGATTTTACAAATCGAGGCGCGACTAGCAATCGGCGTATCTTTAATAAACTCCAACGCCTCGGCCTCGGTGTTGAAGGTCTTTGGTTGGCCGAAGGCGATGACAAACCTTTCTTCACCCTCAAGCTTAAATCTATGGCCGTAATAGAATTGTTCACATTTATGATGATCATCATAAACAAGAACGGAACCTATTTCCGATCTTATTATATAGTATTTCTTACCGACTGTAAGTGGAAGTGTATTATTATCGTTGTCGATACAAACGACTTTATCACCAGCATTAAACATTTACTTCCTCCCAAACCGGAACCGGAACATTCTTCTTCAAAACCTTGACCCTCTTATAGATGGTGGCGTAGTCAACATTCCGATGACCATTCTTGATAAATTCCTCCGCTGCCTCAATTGAGGGAAAAGTAAGAATGTTACCATAACTATAATTAACATAGAATTCTTCCTTCACTTCCTCAGTCTTAAAATCAATCATTGTATTGTTCCTTTCCACTTCCTTCACTTCCTCATGAAGTTTAAATCTATCGGAGAAATATCCGGCAATTTGCAGTTCTTCATTCAACAGATGAAGAATGATGTCATCGGAGTTAAATACCGTCGATTTGAGAACCTTATATTTCTTACCAAGTTCAAGTGAAGAACAACAATCAACGTTGATACATTTAACTATATCACCAGCCTTAAAATTAATCATTATATTGTTCCTTTCATGTAAATACCAACGTAAAATTCGACGCCAGACGCATTATCATAATGTACATGGAGAAAGTGTTGACCCTCGTCGCAATCTATATAGAGTGAGCCGTCATATCCCCAATTCTTCAGCTTCATGTCATCAATCTTGACCACCTTTTCAGACCATGGCCTCATGCAATCGAAATCATGATCGACAATGACGACAGACCCCTCCACAACTTCCGAAACCAAGGCATAGGGACGACCATACGTATCTACAGCACTATCAGCCATGATAAATTCTCCTTCATTTGAAATTCAAAATACCATTCTAAAACACCCCTGTCAAGCGAAATAAATATATAAAAGAGGAATTCCATGACCGTCCTATCCGAAAATCCTATCTCACTGAATTTACAATCAGAACTGAATTTCAAGTTCGTGCTCAGACGAGCCCCCGCGACGGAATATTGGTGTCAGACTTTCAAGGTGCCGAACATCACCCTGCCACCTTCTAGGGTGCCTAGCCCGTCCCTGAGAGTGCCTATGCAGGGTGATCACCTAGTGTTTGAAGACCTTACGCTGACATTCAAGATCGATGACCAATTTCAGAACTGGCTCGAAATGCACAACTGGATGACGGGAATCGGCAATCCCAACAACACCGGAAATAATTACACCCAGCTAGAATCCAACCCAAATTACCTTGGTTATGGTCTTTATTCGGACCTACAACTATTCGTCATGGATTCACAACATCAGGCAACACTTGTTTTCAACTTTGAAAGATGTTCTCCTATCTTTTTATCGGGTCCACAGTTCGTGACCAAGGATGGAACAGTGAATTATATGGATTCAACTGTTAACTTTTCTTACTTGAAGTATCATATTTCTCTTCCTTAATCCTAGATTTGTGATATAATATCTGATCATTATAAGGAGAAACTATGACATTAGATGAAATACTGGATCATTGGGATTCGGATGTCGGCACCAATGAGTTGGCGCTGGACGAGGACTCACTTAAAATCCCCAAGCTTCATGCAAAATATCTACGTTTCTACGCCAAGGAAAATCTTCAGCTTGCAATGGAGCAGGCCGAATATAAGACCTACCGGCAGGCGAAGAATGACTTCTTGGTATATGGCGTCGATTCCGCCGAGGAAGCCAAGCTATGGACCCTACCGCCCAAGGGAAAGATTCTAAAGAGTGAAATTGAAGGTTTCCTCGACGCCGATCCTGACATCATTAAGAAGTCCTTGCGGGTATCTTATCAGCGGGAGAAGGTTAATACCTTAAAATCCATCATCGACATGATAAATAACAGGAGTTATCAGATCAACTCGGCAATTTCGTTCAAACGTTGGGCTTCGGGAAATTGATAACAATTAGAAAAGTCAATGAAGTCTACTGCCAAATTCTGGCCGAGACTTCTATCAGAAGAGAAATTAATGAAAGGTTTCGTTACCGTCCCAAGAATTACCAGTTCGATCCATCCTATCGGAAGAGACGATGGAACGGCTGGATTAACTTCTTCAACATCATGGACAACACATTCTTCAACGGTCTTCTCCCTGATCTGGCAAAGTTCCTGATAGAAAATAATTATGAGTTTGAAATTAAGGGAAACTATGCAGCGGAAGAATTTTCCGAGCATGAGGCGCTAGAATTCATCAAGACGCTGAATCTCCCTGAAAAGTATCAGGTCAGAGATTATCAATTAAAATATTTCATCAAGGGTGTCAGAAACTACAGAATGATCGGTCTTAGCCCAACCTCTTCAGGGAAGTCCCTCATCATGTATCTTTTTTACAGATATTTTAACCGCCGAACCCTGATCATCGTGCCGACCACGGCTCTGGTGAATCAGATATTCAACGACTTCAGAGACTACGGATATCAGGGATCGGCCCATCTGATTATGGAAGGAGAAGGACGGGAGACAAACGAGAAGCTGATCATCTCCACCTACCAGTCGATCTATGACGAGGATAAAGCATGGTTTGACGACAAGGAAGTGATCATTGCCGATGAGGTACACACCTTCCAAGCCAAGACGCTGACCAAGATGATGAAGAAGACGACCAAGACCAAGGTTCGGATTGGCGTCACCGGAACTCTTCAGGAAGATGAATTATCCATCATGTCCATCAAGGCCTCGTTTGGACCCATCTATAAATTCATCTCGACCAAGGATTTAATAGATAGAGGATTCTCGGCTCCGGTCTTCTTCAAGATTTTGAAGCTGAAACATCTGAACTCCTTATATAGGGAGAATCAGATGAAAATCAACTACCAAGATGAAATAAATTATATTCTGAATTCAGAAGAACGAACCCGGTTCATTAAAAACCTCGCCATCTCCCTAACCGGCAACACCTTCATCATGTTCAGAATGAAGGATCATGGGCGGCGCATGTATGAGGAAATTCTCAAGGAAGCTACCATTCCCGTATTTTACATAGATGGTGGCAACAGTGCGGATGAGAGATTAAAATTAATTAATCATATTGAAACCTTGGAGAACTCCATCACGGTTTGTAGCACTGTCTTCTCGACCGGGATTAACATCAAGAAGTTGAACAATTTAATTTTTCCCCACCCCTCCAAATCCAGAATTAGAACTCTTCAATCCGTTGGGCGAGGCCTTAGAATGAATCCGGGGAAGAAAGATTTAACCGTCTTCGATATTTCAGATGACCTCATAGAAAAATTACAGAATACAACTCTGCTCCACATGCTGGAAAGACGCAGAATGTACACCGAAGAAGAATTTCCCTTCAAAGAATACACCATCAATCTGAAGTGAAATTGCCCCTTTTATGCCACTATTAGTTACATTAAGGTAACATTAAGGATCACTAGGGACATTATAAAACCTTAAAGAATTACTGTTCCTTAAAGTACATTAAGGTAGTCGCGTTTGTTAATGTTCCTCCCCATATTATAGTTGGGTAAAGTACATGAGGAACCTTAAGGTTTGGTTGGGAGAAACTAAGAGTTTAATTATAGCGCCGAAAATTTGGCCTGTCAAGCGAAAAATTCATATTTCTAAAAAAAAGTTTGACATCCATGAAAAACATAGTATAATCAGGCCAACGACAAAAAGAAGAAAAGGAAAAAAAGTTGAAAATCGAAGAAAAGCGTGGTAGTATCGTAAGGAAGCCTAAATCTACGAAGAATTATATCAACGGTCCCGACTTCTATCGAAGTCTCGTCGCATATAATGAGGCTCTCGATGCGGCTGGAGACGGACCTAGGCCCATAATTCCAAAATACATTGGAGAGTGTATTATCAAGCTGGCCACCAATCTCTCCAATAAATTTAATTTTACGAATTATTCCTTCAAGGAGGAAATGGTTCTGGATGCCATCGAGAAGATGATCGAGAAGGTCGAAAAATTTGATGTTAATTATAACAAGGAAAATCCGAATCCCTTCGCATACTTCTCACAGACAGCGTGGAATGTCTTCCTCCAACGCATCGCCAAGGAGAAGAAGGAACAGTACATCAAACACAAAAATTTTGAAAGAAGTTTTATGAATGAATTTGGCGGCGACGAGATGTTTGATGCTTTCAATAACGACGATCACAATAAGGTGATCAATGAATTTGAGGCCGTCAAGTCCAAAGAAAATAATTATGCAACACACAAAAACCTCGATTATTCTAAAAATCGTAAAAAACATAATGAAAACAAAGACTTAAAGGAAAATATACTTTAAATATCACACTATACACTTTGAAGAAGAAGGTAGAAAATGTCAAGCTTTAATGAATTAATTGAATGGTTGGACCACTGGAAAGAAACTCATGGGGTCGATTATGAGGATTATCATATCTATGCTCTCCAAACTTGTTATTATCTTCAGGAGAAGTACGGCCATGAAAATATTGATATCAAATTCGATGAAGAGACTGGTTTGGGAGCAATATATTACAAACCTAAAGAGCATATTGAATACATAAGTTTAGAAGCTATTATTACTCCTGCTGGAGTAGAATTTAAAGAAAAGGAAGAAAACGATGAACCACGAACAACTTAACTTAGTACCAGAAATCATTTTCAATCTGGTGGACAAATTCAAGGCGGCGACGCGCGAGAACGAGATGTACAACATGCAGCTTCGCCTTGAGGCCTGTCGTGACTATCTAAACGAGGCCCTTGCCAAGAAGAAGAAGCCCGACGTGTTCACACGCAAGGACTATCTCAACAAAGTAGGAAAGAGATAACACTTGAAAATTCTCCTGATGGCCGATACTCATGCGGGGTGCCGTAACGATAACGTCGCCTTCTATGAGTATCAGAAGAAATTTTATGATAACGTCCTGTTTCCTTTTATCGACAAATTTCAAATCCAGCATGTAATTCATCTGGGTGATCTTGTCGATAACCGCCGACAGCTAAATATTCAGACGGCGAAGCGCCTCCGAGAGGATTTTCTGGAGCCGATGGCCATCCGCTCTCAGTTTCGTGGTCTGAATTTTCATATCATTCTGGGCAACCATGATACATACTTTAAAAACACCAACGCCGTCAACTCCCTTTCGGAGATTTTGAACCCCGAATATAAATTTTTTGTATATAAGGAGCCGACGAATGTCGTTATCGAAGGAACCGAGTTCCTGATGCTGCCATGGATGGCCACGGCCAATCGCGACAATGATCTGGAAGCTATCAAGAATTCAAAGGCAAAATACTGCATGGCCCACTTGGAACTTAAGGGTTTCGAACAAACAAAGGGAATTTTAGCAAGACATGGTGACGAAAAGGAAATATTCTCCCACTTTAAGTCAGTTTTTTCTGGGCATTATCACATTCGTTCTAATAGTGACAACATCCATTATATTGGGAGTTGTTTTCAGTTTAATTGGGGCGATTATAATGATTATCGTGGTTTTTGTGTCCTTGATATATCTGATGGAAAGGTTACGGCGGGATATTACAAAAATCCTTACGACATGTTCGTTAAGCTTACGTATGAAGAGGATGTTCCGTGTGAAATCGAAAGAGCCCGAAACGCCTACTGCCGAGTTGAAGTTCTCGATAAAAGGTCGGAATCAAAATACAACGATTTCATAAATTCTATTCATGAAATTGGCGTCGTTGATCTGATGATTGATGAAAAACTGAAACCATCCGTGAATTTTGATACCGGATCGATTGATATCATGGAAAGTAATACCTTCGTCATCATCAAGCAGGCAATTCCTCTTGACTATGACGACAAAGATGGGTTAGAATTGTTCTTTGAAGACATCCACAGGGAAGCATTGGAAGTTAGTTGAAACTTATTTTTCATAAAATCCGCTACAAAAATTTTCTTTCTAGCGGGAACCTATTCACAGAGATTGAGCTAGACAAGGCACCTATCACACTTATCGTCGGGAAGAACGGGGCCGGTAAGTCCACCGTTCTCGACGCCCTGTGTTTTTGTCTTTTCAAGAAACCCTTCCGTAAGGTGACGCTTGGCCTACTGGTCAACAGCGTGACGAAGAAGAACTGCGTCGTGGAGGTAGAATTCTCCATCGGCGTCGATCAGTATAAGGTTGTGCGTGGTCTGAAGCCTAATATCTTCGAAGTCTGGAAGAATGGCACGATGATGAATCAGACTGCCGCCACGGATGACTACCAGAGCCATTTAGAAGACCAAGTGCTTAAGGTGAACCACAAGGCCTTCTGTCAGGTGGTCGTTCTCGGTTCTGCCAACTACACGCCCTTCCTAGAGCTATCGGTGCCGGATCGTCGCAAGATTATCGAAAATATTCTCGACCTTGAAATCTTCTCGATCATGAACGTGATCACCAAGAAGCGGAATCAGGATAATGACAAGCTGGTGCAGGAACTATCCGCCACCAAAATCGGTCTCGAATCCCAGCTTAAATATCTGAGTCAGTTTGGCGACGAGAAGCGCCGCCTGCATGATGAACAAATTAATTTTAAGGAAGTCAGACTTCAGGGTTATCGTGATCTGATCAAGACGAAAAAGAATTTTTTGTTGGATGGATTCACGAAGGTCGATGTGGACAAGGCCTATGTGACGGTTAACCTTCATCTGAAGAACATCTCCGCATGTGAGTCCAAGATGGCGACATGCCAGAACAATATTAAGAAGTTTGAGAAGGAAATTTCTTTCTATCAGAATAATTGTGCCTGTGATGTTTGTAAACAAAATATTGATGAGGAATTCAAGACCAAGATTATTGAGGAAAAGGAACAATATATTCGTGAAAATAATGACGTATATAATGAGTTGAATAAAACCTTTGAGGAAGAAGAGAAGTCCCACCAAAAGGCCTATGAAATTTACAACAAGATTATTGACACTCATCAGTCGCAGGAGAAGATTCAATTTGAAATCTCTACCCTAATCAAGGATGGTAAGGCGCTGAAGGCCGAGATAGACACCATGAATGCACAAGTCTTCAACGACGAGACAGCAGCTATTCAGGAGGCCCAGCAGGCTCTTGACAAGGTGACCAAGGACTATGACGCGGCGATGAGATTGAAGGAGAGAATCGCCGTCGCGCTGAAAATCCTCAAGGACGACGGAGCCAAGGCGAAGGTGATCAAGGGTTACACCCAGACCATCAATGAATTCATAAATAAATTTCTTCTCGACATGGATTTCATGTGCCAGTTCAATCTGGACGAAAACTTTAACGAGATTATCAAGTCGCGCTATCGTGATGAATTTGTTTATAATTCCTTTTCCGAGGGTGAGAAGATGCGGATCGACCTCGCCATCCTGTTCACTTGGCGGGAAATTGCCTCTAGACGCAACTCCATAAATACGAATATCATCTTCTTTGATGAGACTTTAGACTCTTCTCTCGACGCCGATGGAATCGATTCTTATGCGAATATTATTAAGTCCTTGACAGAAGGTCAAAATGTCTTTATAATTAGTCACAATGACAAAAATATTGACCGTTTTGAGACGGTTTTAGAATTTCGAAAGAAAAAAGGTTTCAGTACGGTCGTCAAATGATACGATGTATCATAAAATAAATAAGGGTAACGAGTTTGAATATCATCAAAGAAATACAGGACATAGGAGCAAAACTCGACTTCATGATTCTGAACATGACAAAGGGAGACGGAACGGTGTTTAATCCAGTAATTTTAGAACAAGAACTAGCAAAGGCAACAGACCTTGTATCACGATCAAAGTCCACTATTGCTGGACTTCAGGCTACTATCGCGGCGCATGAAGCCACGATCAAGTCTCATGTAGAGGCTCTGTTAAATAGCGCCAACGTCGAATCCACGGTGTCAAGTATTTCGACTCGCTTTACAAACACCTTCTCGGATTTTGAAAAATATCTTAACACGGTTTCAAACACGGTCTCCACAACAGCATCTTCTGTCGCAAATACAGTTGTGGCCGATGTCTCGGCAGTTGTCAACACCACAGTTTCCGAAACTTCATCTGTTGTTTCGGCTGTCGCCAGTGTTGCAAATACAGTCGTTTCAAACGTGGCTTCCGTGGCCAACACAGTTGCCAACACTGTGGCGTCAGAAGTAGACACCACGATCCTTGCTGGTACACATTATGTGACATCACACCTACATAATGTCGATCCACGAGTTGCTGCCCCCGCCCCCGCCCCCGCCCCTGCTGTTCCTGTTACAGCGCCAGCGCCAGCACCAGCACCAGTCGTTGAAGTTCCTACACGTATTGGACCTCTAGTTTCCTAATAAAGGGATTTGTAATTGATTTATACCAGAGAAGACTGCCTTCAAGATATTCTTATTGTTAATGAATCTCTTGAAGGAAAGCCCATGACGCGGAACTTCTTTAGGGAAAATTCTAATATTCCAGAGTCGGTGTGGTCAAGGTTTTTCGGCACCTTTCAGGAATTCAAGAGAGCAGCCGAACTTGCACCGACGCAATTTAGTAATCAACTAAATAATGCCGTCGCGAAGCATTCTTCGCTTGATAAGCTGAATAATTTTAATAATGAAAAGGCCGACTGGTCTGACCGTTATAATAGACCTTCAGGAAAGCGTTTTCAGACTGTCATGGTTTGTAGCGATATTCATGATATCAACGCCGACCCTTTCTATATTCGTACCTTCCTCGATACGGCAGGGCGTGTTCAGCCTGAGAAGATCATCCTCAATGGTGACATCTTCGACATGACCGAATTTTCAAAGTACACGATAGACCCGCGTGAATATGACGTGATCGGTCGTATCAAGTGGGTGCATAGATTTTTAGATGCTTTACGTGGTGTTTGTCCCGAAACAGAAATTGATTTTGTGGAGGGAAACCACGAATTCCGGCTCCTACGCAGTCTTTCAGAGTCGAATCCCGGTCTTCAGATCATCTTATCTGACTTGCATGGATTTACGATTCCTAAGCTGCTAGGGCTGGATCAATTTGAAATTAATTATTTCGCCCGAGCCGATCTGAAGGCCTTTAATAAGACGGATGTTAATAGTGAATTGTCAAAGAATTATGTGATTATCAAAGATCAGGTTCTTTTTCATCACTTTCCGACTGGCAAGGATTTTGGTTATCCCGGAGCCCACGGCCATCACCACAAGCATCTGGTCTGGAATAGTTTCAGTCCTGTTTTCGGGTCTTACGAGTGGCATCAGCTAGGTTGTGGTCACAAACGTCAGGCTTCCTACACTCCCGGTGAGAAGTGGTCTAACGGCTTCCTGCTGGCCCATCTCGACATCCATTCTAAAAAGACTCAGTTTGAATATATCGACACTTCACATGATCATGTTGTTATTGGTGGAAAATTTTACACAAGAACGGCATTGGAGGGAAGTGGTTGTTAAAAGTCATAGATCAATCCTTAGAAGAAACAATTGAAGATTATAATGTTTGTTTTGTGAATGGTCCTGTGGATGCCGATATGACAAATTATGTTTATCGATTCATCATGGAAAAGAATCTTATCGACACCGGCAAGCCGAAGCCGGATCACCTGAAGATGGTGATCAACTCCCCCGGTGGAATCATCTCGGATTGTCTGGCGATGGTGGATTTAATGAATGCCTATCCTATCCCGATCTGGACGTATGGTATGGG